CGTGTGCTTTGAAGGGGCTGCATTATACGATTGTGGATGCCAACGATACGGCGGCAAGGGATGTAAATATTGTCCCAAAGGCGACCGATACTCTTGTTTTAACGACAGGCGTTGCAATGAGTTTAGGTGAAGGGTATCACAGTGCCAGTGATGTCCATTCATCAGTTGATATTTGGTGTTATGACCCAAATATCTGGACAATAACTAAAGAAACCGGCACATGGACTCAGGATGTACCATAAAAAAGAAAATTCTAAATACTAAATTCTAAATCCTAAACAAATTCAAATGATTAAAAACAAAAATTCAAAACATAATACGAGCGACGAGCGACGAATTATGAACGCCTTTGATACAGACTGTAAAGAAAATTCTAAGCACTAAATTCTAAATCCTAAACAAATTCAAATGATTAAAAACAAAAATTCAAAACGAGATACGAGCGACGAGCGACGAGATACGATTTATGAGTAATCCATTTGATACCGATTTAGTGGCGACTCGGACGCCAATACTTGACCTTTATGGAGAGGCGGTGATTTATTACCCCTCTGCCGGCGGCAGCAGGAATATTACGGCAATCGTTGATAGAGGCAATGTGCAGTCATTGGGCGGAGCTCCTGCAGGACAGGGACAGGTTATCGAAATCGATGTAGCAAATGATGCAACAGTCGGAATAAGCAGCTCTGAGGTCAATACCGGAGGCGATAAGGTCGCCGTTTCAAAGAGAATCGGCGAGGCAGCCGTATCAAGACGCATAACCAGGATAATCAGTCAGGATGCAGGATTTATAAGGCTGGAATTAAGATGAAGAATTAGCCACAGATTGCACTGATTTCACGGATAAAATAAATATTAAAAAACTGTGTCCATCTGTGAAATCTGTGGCAAAAGGAATTATGTCTGATATAGAAATAAAACTTAATCCATCGCAGATAAATCTGATACATGATTTGCTCGGCTCGATACCGAAAGAAATCCCCAAAATCATGCGGTCGGCCATAAATACGACCGCCACACAGGCCAGAAACCAAATTGTTAAAAATCTCCTGAAAACTGTCAAACTTCCGGGCAAAATACTGCGTGATGCAATCAAACTGACCCGTGCCACCACTACACGCTGGATTGCAACCATAGATGTTCACGGCAAAAGAATCCCATTGATTTATTTCGGCGCCCGGCAAATCGCCTTCGGTGTGACATACCGTATAAGTGATATCATGGGTCCGGCGCTGGCACGGCGGGCGTTTATTCAGAAGGCAAATAATTTCACCGGCGTTTTTATGAGGATGCAGAAGAAATTCGCCGTTCGGACTTTAAGCGGCAAATGGAAATCGGCGGGCAGTAAAAAAGCAGGATACAGCGATATGGTATCCGTAAGCGGCGGGAAAAACAGGGCAAGACGCTTCACGGGCTCCGAAGGTGATTTGGTGCCCAGATACCCGATTCGATTTCTGCGAGGACCATCGCCGGGGGCATTGCTCGAATCGATGCCCGGTCTGGCTCAGGAAGTAGCAGTTTATGCCGAATATAACCTCGAAAAAAATATAGATGAACAGATTGTAAGGGTGCTGCAAAGAATGAAAATCGCCGCAGAAACAGCGGCATAAAGGAAAATTCTAAGCACTAAATTCTAAATCCTAAACAAATTCAAATGTTCAAAATAAAGAAAAATTCAAAACGAGCTACGAGATACGAGCCACGAGCGACGAATCATGGGTGATTTTTGCTTAAAATTCGATGGGACCGGATATGTCGATACCGGCAGTGCCTTCAACACCGTTATGAAGGATAGCTTTTCGGTAAATTTATGGTGCAGGCCGTCTGACGGCATTAAAGCACTGCCGCAATGGATAATGACCAATGCGGCGGGGACAGGCAATTATTGTGAAATCGCAATCAATGCGGACACAGGCGGACTCATGGCCGAATACGCAAGCAATAATCAGGCGGTTGATATTGTGGAATCAGGGGCCGTGTTTACCGACGGCATCCAGGAATGGACCATGCTCACCATCGTTATTACAAAAGTTTCCGACATCCTGGCAAATCTGGATTTGTATGTTAATGGTGTTTTGAAGGCAACATCGGGAAATCATAGCTGCGTAATGGCTGATTTTAATGCCGGTATGAATATGAAATTAGCAACTTACGGCAGCAGTTTGTATTATGAAGGTCTTCTCGACGATTACCGGATTTATCCAAAGGCATTGTCTTTATCTGAAATTCAGGCAATTTATAATAGCGGCATAGGAACGAAATATACCGCCGCCGCAGCCCAAGGCGGAGCTGCTTCTTATGCAATCAACTGTGATGAGGGGTTCGGCCAGATTGTAACCGATGCGGTAAATGCCCTTGTCGGCTCATTATATGGCGGGGCCGGCTTTCTCGATGGCGGAACGCCCATCGATGCCGATGACCCGATTGTTGAATTGATAGCAGAGAATATCGAATCGGCCATAAATGCCGTAACAATCGCCAACGGCTACCACCAAACACTTACGGCCCTTAGACCAAGACGCAACGATTTCTCCGATGTGGCGCCGAACGACTTAACTGTACTTATAAAACAGGCGGACGAAGAACAGGGGATGAACCCTTTGGAAACACAGGACTGGCAGCAGCCGTTTCTTTTGATGGCGTTTGTTATCGACAGCGACACCGCCACGGCCTCAATCGATACCCGAATCAATCAGGTGCGGGCGGATATTCAAAAAAAGCTGCTCCTCGATGCTACAAGAGGCGGATATGCCTACGACACAGTTATACTGCCCTCGCAGGAGTTCGATGACGGAAATGGCTTTTCAGGGATAGCGGTAAAAATTGCAGTGAAGTACAGAACTAATTATATGAATCCTTACGCGAAGGCGTAAGGGAATTGATTATTGTCTATTGTCTATTGACTATTGACAGGATTACAGGATAAAACGGAATGAAAAAAATCCAGTTATCCTGTCTAAAAAAAGTGAAAGGAATAAAAAATGGCACTTTCAGCACCACTTTTAACACGAAAACGTGTTATCAAGGTCTCTTTGGAAACGACAAAAGGCTCGGTTGTGACGCCGGCAACGGATGTGCTGGTCTTTGACCTGCAGATAAATCCGACATCGCCCTTCGAACAGAGAAAAGGCTCCGGCCTGTTTCTGGGCGCCGGTTCACCCGGTGTACTTGCCGAACGAAGCGGACAATGCACATTCAAGGCAGAACTCTTGGGCAACGGCTCGCATGGACTTGATGCAGGACTTGCAATACTATTGCAGGCAGCCAATTTCGCCAAGAGCAGCGAAACTTATCAAAATACATCTTCGGTGTCTTCGCAGAAATGCATTTCGATAGGCGTGTCGGAGGATGGAGTATTTAAGGAACTTATTGGAGCAATGGGCGAAGTATCCTTTGACGGCACGGCAGGCGGGCGGGTAATACTCAGCTTTGATTTTAAGGGCATCTGGGTCGCTCCTACCGATGTGGCGCTGCCGGCCTATGCACCTTCGACAAGAGCTCCTCTGCGGATGCAGTCAGGGACATTTACACTGGCAAGCCTGGCCATCAAAATCTCAAAGTTCAGTCTAAAGATGAATAACTTAGTAACAATGAGAGGCGATGTTACAGGGGTAGGCGGGATTGCACATTACCTGATTGGCGACTACGACCCTGAAATATCAATCGACCCGGAGGCGGACCTGGTTGCCGGGTATGATTTCTTCGGTTCATACCTTGCAGGAACGTCTGCGGCATTATCGCTTGTTGTGACCGACAGCACCGACATCGTGACCTTTACAATACCAAAAGTTCAATATAAGGATATTAAGGAAGGCGACCGGGGCGGAATCCAGATTTACGATATCACCGGCCAGTGCCTGCAGACAAGCGATACAGTCGATGCGGCGGTGAAATTCGTTGTAACTTAAAAAGCGTATCTCGTGAATCGTGAATCGTGAATCGTATCTCGTTTAAAAAAAGTTTTCACGAGAAAGGATTTTGTATGAATGATTTTGAAAAAATAAAAGAGGCGGTTTTGAAGAATCGAGGTGGGCTCGAAGCAGCGACCGATGACCAGATATTTTTGATTTGGAATGCACTCGATGCCCAAACACAGGAAAAATACTTGGATAGTACAAAAAAGAATCCAGACACCAGAAAACAGACACCAGAAAACAGACACCAGAATCCAGTTTCTGGAGTCTGAGGTCTGAATTTTATTTTATAAGGAGCGTAGCGACTTATGCCAATTTGTTGTGACCCGAATGAAACCTTTACCATTGTTCTGAAAAGCGACCAGAATAAACCCGTTGAACAACAGCCGCGATTCATATTTCATTATCTGACGGGCAGGCAGTGGAAGGAATGCGACAGAATCAATGAGGATGCCGGTAAATGCAAAACTAATGCCGAAGGGTACGATATGGTCATCTCAGGGGTTAAGCTCGGCCTGAAAGGCTGGGAGAACCTTACAAACAGGGATGGTGAGGCGATTCAATATGACCCGGCTAATCTGGATTTGGTATTAACCATCTCTGAGGCGTGGGAGCTTTTATTTGGACTCTTAGGCAATACCCGCCTGCAGCAAGAGGATAAAAAAAAATTAGACTCGCAATCGGACTTGCATACGGAAAGCTCTGCAGCGAATGCAAAGGCATAGCTAAATGTACGGATAAACCGAGTGAGCAATTGCCCCTTGAGATGAGGTGTCTGGCTTGTAACGGCAAAGGATGTGATGAATGTCAGAACAAAGGAACAATAAATATAACGGATTGTCCGCTGGAGATTATAACTTTGGACGTCTGGGAAATCATTGAAATGGCGAATTTATATATCGAACATGGCCTGCCGCCGGTTGCCGGCGGGCAGTTGGAACAGACAGCCGGTTTTCTCGATGCGGCAAGGTTTATAACGAACGAAAAGAAACACTGGGAAGAAAAATTCTAAGCACTAAATTCTAAATCCTAAACAAATTCAAATGACCAAAATAAAGAAAATTCAAAATAAACGAACGACGAGATACGAGCGACGAGCGACGAATTATGGCTGAACATGGTGTTGACTTAATAATCAGGGCAAGGGATGAGGCGAGCGAAAAACTCGGCAATATCCAGCGGAACTTCACTTTAATGGCAAAGGGATTTTCCGCTGCCGCAGCATTGAGGATAGGCGAGTTCGGAATTATAGCGGCATATCGGGCGTGGGGGGTGGAACAGGCCAAGATTTCAGGCAATTACACAGATATTCTGCAGGCGGAGTTAAAACTCAACGATGCAATCAGAGATACGGCCCGTGCGGTGCCGGTTATCGGCAAGGGAATTGCCGCGATGATGGAGGCATTCGGTAATGATGAGGCGCTAAAAAATAGTATCAAACTCGTGGAAAAGATGAGGGATGCAACGGCTCAGGCAGCCAAGGAGGCAAAGGACTGGTCTTTTAACGCCAAAATCATGGCTGCCCAGGCGGCGGGCAGACCGCAATCGGAAATCGAGGCGATGCAGTTCGGGCGAATCGGCGAAGGCAGGCAGCAAAGAATAGATGAATTGACAGCAATTATTGAAGAAGGTCAACGTAAATTTCGAGAGATGAAAGAGTTAGAGGATGTCCAAAGTCGAAGGACATTCACAGAAATGGCAACCGGCTATAAACCGCCGGTGGACCGTACCAAAAGCGCCGGCATACTGGCTGAAATGATACCCGCAAAAAGAGAACTGGAGGCCTTAAAAAAGGCCAATGCTGAAGCGAAGGCGGCGGAAGAACAGCGAGTAGCCAAACTCAGGAACGATGAAGAGGAAAAAAGAAAGGCGGATGCAAAAAAACGGTTCGACTGGAACGCAGACCAGGAATACAAATTATATGAATTGAAATTGTCCCTCCATGATAACGAATATGAAAAGCAGATAGGGATGATAAATCTGCGCTATAACGAGGAGGTTAAGAAGGCCAGGGAATTAGGCTATGCAACAAGCGGCATCGAAAAAAGACGGCAGGCGGAATATCAGCTCATAGAAAAGGGCAAAATGGACTGGGAACAAAAACAACAGGAAACCACCCAGGAACTGATGCTGGGATTTATTAAAAATAAAAACGACCGTGAGATTGCCGCAATCAATCTTAAATATGACCGGGAAATCCAGAAGGCAAAAGAGCTTGGTATGAATACCGACTGGATTGAAGAGCAAAGGGCAATCGCTCTTTTGCAGGCACAAATGGGCAGAACTGGCGTAAATCCAAACAGACCCCGATTCGATGAGAGAAATTTCTTTCGCTACGGCAACGGAGAAGGGGCATCGGCAGCGGATTATACGCAGGTGACGGCAAAGAATACTGAAAAGACTACGGCAGCGGCGGAAAAAACCGCCAAGGCAGTGACAGATTTGTTTAACTGGCTGCGCTCGAGGCCGCCCGGCAGCGTTGCATCTTTGACGGCATCGGGATTTGATGTATAGGGAAAAAGATGAATATCGAAGACTGAACACTGAACTTTGAATTTTGAAGGAATAGAATAAGACTGATTTACGAGATACGAACGACCAGCGACGAGCGACGAATTATGAGCATAATAAATGTAGTTGAAGACTGGCGGGAAAGGCGAAGCATCGGAGACGTAAAAAGCGGCGGGCAGGAATACCGCGTCTTTACGGTGCTGTTCGACGAGGGAGATAATCCGATTATCCGGCCATGCTTAGCAAAGAATGCGCCGGGCGTGCCGATATTTTACGAGACACATCCATCTGACCCATACTGTTATGTCCAAAATAAAACGGCTGAGGCGGTAAGCCCGTTTATGTTTAAGGTGACGGTGCAGTACGGCTACGCAGAAGGAGCAGGCGGCGCTCCTGATGTTACGAATCCCTTAGAGCAGCCGGACCTGTGGAGTACGGATTTCGAGGTGCAGAACGTCCCTGTTGATTCGGCTTATGCAGTGGGCACGCTTTTCGGTACTGCAATAGGCGACGTATTCGACAGCGGCGATGACCCGAAATGGCCGATTGTAAACTCGGCGGGAGAATATTTCGACCAGCCGATTACTGAGCAATTCTATGATATAGTCAAAAGATGCGTCTGCAACAGAAGCGGATGGAATGATTTATTTGTGGCTGAATATATAGGAACTATCAATAACCAGGTGTGGAAAGGATGGCCGGCATTTACGGCAAGATTATCACGATGGTCGCATGAACAACTGCAGGCAGGGGATTTAATATATTATCGGCATTCTCTGGAATTTCGCATCAGATGGGATGGATGGCTGAAAAAAACATTAGACACGGGTTATAACGAGGTCTGTGCGGTAGATTCCGGCCATCCTGACGGTCTTACGGCAATACAGAGAGACGGAATTGATATAACCACGCCGGCAAGATTAGATGGGACAGGTCATGTCCTGACACCGGGTAATTCGAACGTTTACCGATGCTTTAGAACGGTGA